ATGTCGTTGTCGGTTGTGCCAACACGCAATTCGGTCTCCAGGAGACGAGTTGCAACGAACATCAGGCTAGGAGGAACAACCAGCTTTTTGGGCTTGGCTGCGATCAACAAACCGCGCTCATCCGTCCAGCCAGCGATCTGAATAACTGCGTTTTCCAACGAAGTTTCATTCAGGTCAGCGCCAGTGGTTGGGCGATTGCTGTTAGTGCCACCAGAGATCAGGGGGTGGGCAGTGTTACACAAGGAAACACCGTCACCGTAGGTCACCGTGGTGTTGAACGCTTGGTTCAGCACATAAGCGGCCTTAACCTGCTTGGTATACGCCATTGCACGGGCCAAAGCTTTGGTGTAACGGGCAGACAAAGAGTCATAGAGGTTGTCCTCAATGGCTTCTTCAGTGACCGAGAAACCCATAGCGATGGTTTCGTGGTTGTAGCGGGCAGTCCAAGCCTCTTGACCATTGTCATATGCAATGGCGGAGCCTTCATTCTTCACCGGAGCGGCGGAGAATCCAGACAGCTTGGTTTCTTCTTCAAAAGAACGCTCTGAGGTTTCGGTCTCATAGATCTCTTTATGCTCTTCCTGATAGGTAGCATAAGACAAACCGAACAGGGCGTTCAAGCCGGGGAGCAACTCTTTGAGTAGCTGTGCGCGTGAAATTGCCATTTCTTACTCCTTAAACACCAGTGGTGTTGTTGTATTGGTGAGTGTTGATTTTCACCAACAGTTCGGTGTAAGTGTCGGCTGCGGTAGCAGTCTCAGGCACAACATCGATCACACGGATTGGAATGGTGGCGGTCGTGCCAGCACCGGTCAAGGTCACAGCGAAAGCAGAGTCACCAGTGGTGGTGCTGCCAGCGTTGAGAACCAGGGCCAAGTTAGTGCCAACTACGGTACGGCCTGCGGAACTCATGGTAGTGCCAGAAGACACAACGGCAACCTTGAACAGGGCCATGGGGTCATCCACAACATACGCATAAGCGAGGTTGGTCGAGGTGCTTGCCAAAGCGGGGATATATTGGCCCTGAACGGTTTGACCGCTAGAGTTCACATATTGACCGCCGACAACAACGCCGACAATTGCACCAGAGTTGGTGGTGGAGGAAACGACAAGATAACCGGTGCTGTCAATTGCCACGGTGTCGCCAGAGAAAACGGCGGTGGCAAAGGCGGCAGCAACAGGAATCTGTCGGAAAGCACCAGCGTAAGGCATGCCATCAATGCGATTGATGGGCTTTAGGCCATACGGGGCTGAGACAGTGGGATAAGCCATGTTTTAAGCTCCAAAAAGTTTGTTAACGTCTACCGAGACTGACCTTGGTGCTACGCTCTTTGAACATAGGCATCCGAGGATCACTCTCTCGCATGAAGTTGTTATCCACTGAGTTCATCTGCGCTTCTGCCTGATTCAGGTAGTAGGCATCACGATCTCTGGTGAATTCAACCGGGGTTTTGCAAAGCAACAGGCCACCAATTTCTACACCATCAGGAAATCGCCCGTTAGGGTTATTCATCAGGCTCAACTTTGGCTGCGTTGATGCTTTTACAGGTTCCCATCCCTCGCGGAGTTTGGAGGTAATGTTCACGGGATCCGGGTTATTAAGAGTGCTGAGGCGAATCCAGCGAAATGCCCATCCTTCTTCTGGTTCCGGTTCGGGCAGAAGTTGGGGTGGCATCCATTTGGCGGGACGCTGATATTCGTTTCGTGTCTCTTTGCTCCGTGGCGTTCTAACCTGTTCATCCATTTTCATTTCTCCTTAATACCGCAACCTGACGGGCATATTCCTTAAGAGGAATATTCAACCGCTTGGCGATGTTGACTTCCGATGCTGTTAATGTGATCTTTTTAGGGGCCACACTGCGAGAAGCAGAAGCAACTACATTTGCTTTTGGGCGCTGAGACGTTTCAGCGGGTTTCTCAGAGGCAAACTTCTCTGGAAACACTTGGCGCAACCTACCGTTGATGCGTTGGTAGTATTCTTCGCTTTGAGGGCTTATGCCATCCTCCAAAACCAACTTCTCATGCAGTGCAAGAGCGTAGCCGGTCATTTCACGATCCTGTCCAAACCAGGAATTGGCGCGTTTCCAATCTTCTGCTTTGTGATCGACAGGCGCGTTTAAACTAGTTTGTACAGGATTTTGATCAACCTGTAAAGGCTTCGGTACAAAATTGTTTACACGCTCAGCCTTCATCTTGGCGGTGGTCAGTTCATCCTGGGCGTTGACCAAAGCTTCAGAGTCACCACTTTCGTAGGCGGCTTTGTATTTGATCTTGGCCTGTTCCACCTCATTGGCAACAACCTTTTTGGCTTGCTCCAATAAAGCGTTTTGTCCCACATTGAGGTTGCCCTTAAGCTTTTGGTTCTCTTCATGCAGGGCTTGAGCAAGCTTGATGGCTTCTTCGCGCTCCCGCAGGAATGACTCTTTGGCGCGGCGCTCATCGTGATATGCCTTGTGGAATTCACGAATCTTGTTGCGGTCACGCTTGCTGTAAGAGGCTAACTCCTCATCAGTGGGATCCTCCGGGGGCGTTTCCATGGGTTTTCTGCCACGGTCTTCTTCCGGGGTATCGTCAACGACTTCAATGTCATCATCTTCGTCTTTGATCTCTTCCGGCGGGTTATCCTCCACCGGAATCACCTTGCTTCCCAGGCGAGATTTCTTTTCATCAATCTCATCGGGGAACTCAAATTCAACTTTTTCCATGATTCATTTCCTCATGCGCGAGTTATGCCGCGAGGATCTTGGACAACACCTTCGACAGAGTCATCGTTGATCATGCGGAATTCTTTTCCATGAATCTTGATCCGGGTTCCTGTGTTGGGCCGGACAAGGACAAAATCACCAACTTTGCATGAAGGGCCAGACGGGAATCGCTTCTCATCCTTATATGCATCAGGGCCAAGCTTCACGACAAAAAGCACTGGGGACAGCACCTCTTCGTAATGCACGGTCTGATTGGCCTTTACAAGGCCACTCTCATACTCTTCGTTGATGTCGGGCAACACACACAGGATGTGAAATGTTGCAGGTTCAGGCAATTGCTTGGCCTTCTCCTCTGCGGTTTCAGGCAAAACTGATACTGGCCCTTGCGGATCAAGCGTCTGTCCTATAAGGATTTCAGTCATCTATGAATTTCTCCAAGCGTTGTTCAAGGTCGTTGATGATGGATTGTGCGAACAGTAGACCCCGAATTTGCCCACACACTTCTCGGTATGCCGGGTAATCTTGCGCAGACCCGGAACCCAGACTCTCTGAAAGACCCAGTTTTCTCTCCTCAATCTGCTGAGTGAGATACGACAGGATCTTGTACTCTTCATTCATTTTGTGCCTCGTTTAAACAGATCAACCTGAACCTTTTGGTTGTTTTGGCGGGTCTGCTCTTGGATCCGCGCCATTTCAATTTGCGCCTGCGTTGCTGCCTTTTCTTTGTCTAAGTTCAGCTTTTCCTGGGCAAGTTGAATATCTGCTTGTGCTTTTTGAGCCTTTGTTTGGACTTCTTGTCCGCGCAGTTGAAGCTCTGCTTGTTGCATTTGAATGAGTGGGTCTTGGGCCTGCTGCTGAGCCTGCTGTTGCTGGGCCTTGGCCTTGTTGAGTTGGAGAACCTGGGCAGAGCCTTGCGCGACCAGCCTGGAGATTTGGACTTCGACATCCTCGGGGAGTTGTGCATCTGGGGCGGGCAGGGCCACGCCAATTTGTTCCTCTACCTGACGGCGGTATTGGAATGCCAGATGTTCGGCAATATGCGCCATTGCCTGTGCCTGCATCTTCTGAGCCATGGGGTTCTGTCCAATCTGAGCGGCGATGGACGGATCCTGCATGAACGCAGTGTGAGCGCCGATGTGGGCTTCGTGATCTTGATAAATAAACGCTTTGGTTGGCTTTCCGTTGAGGAATGCCATGTTTTCGCTGATTGGATCCTTCGGGGTTTGATCGTCTTCCGTTGGAACCAATTTGTCTGCGTTGGTGACACCCAGCACCTCAATCATTTGGCGGTGGAGTTGGGGTAGGTTGTAGATCTGCGGGGCTTGAGCGGCCAACTGCATCACAGCCTGATACTGCATGATCCTCTGCGCCATTGTGCTGGAGTTGGGATCAGAGACCGGGATCACCTCTACTTGATCGTAATCCGACTGCTTGGCCTTGCGGTCACCTTCAATTGGATCGTAATCATATTGCTGGGGGGTGTGATCGCGGATGATCTCTTTGAGCAGTTTAAACTCCTGCTTCATCGAATAATGCACCCGCGCTTGCACTGCGCTCATGGTCTTGAGGGTTCTCTCAAGCAAAGCCAGCGTGGTTCCCACAGGAGCATTCGCGCTCATGTCGGAGATGTTCATATCCGAAATAGCGCCCAAGCGGCGACCCTCTTCGGTGATCTTGTCCAGCAATGCAGCCAAAACCTGTGAAGGCTCCTTATACGGGAGTGTCATCACGTTATCTTTGATGGCCCCACTGGGGACATCCACATCCCTGAATTCACCGGGCTGGATGGGGGTGTCATCCCCTTTGATCCGCATTCCACGGGCTTTTAAGCCGCCGGGGAGGTTAGACAGTGTTCCTGCATCCACCAATTGGCGAATGATTGAAGTTCCTGCGCGGGCGTATCCACCGATGATGTGGATCAATCCAAGACCATAGAAACCAAATCCGGGGATGTAGCAGTAGTCTACGAAGTGTTGTCTGCGGATCTTGAGGGGGTCTTGTTGCTCCCAATTGCGGCGAATTGCCAGCACCTCATTGGTTCCGCGCTTAATGGTGATGACATAAGGCAGAGC